TGAGAAAATTTACGCAGTTAACGCGCTATACAACAATGATAAAGTTATTCCTTTTCCATTTGGTTTACAGCGCAAGATGAATAAAGATGATAACAGGCTTCAGATTATGCAGGAATTAGTGGAAAAAGACGAAAAAATACAGCCTAATAAGCTGTTATATATCAATTGTGGGTTGGAACGCAATCCAGAACGGGCGCCATTAGCGAAGTTTGAGACTACAAGCTTTAGTACCACAAGATTTGATAAAGACTCCAAGTTCTTTCCTTATGACCGCTACAGAGAGTTTTTAAGCGAGATAAGGGATCATAAGTTTATAGTCTGTCCTAAAGGACACGGTTTTGATACTCACAGGATCTGGGAGACGTTATATATGCGCAGAGTACCTGTGATGTTAAAAGATCCTTATTTTGAGCGATTATTAAAAGATTTCCCAGTGTTATATGTTGAAAAGTGGGAAGATATTACTGAAAATTTGTTAGAATCCCAGTGGGTTTTGTTTCAAAAAGTACAGGAAATGGATTTAAGTAAACTGGATTTAGATAAATTATTTATTAAATAGCCAGTTATTAGATTTAAGAGTCAAATATTTATTGAGTTTTCTGTTAACTTTATTGGCTTCAGTTTGGTTTAAGAACCACTCATTAGGCGGAATATGATTTTTTTCAAATAAAGAGCGGCGATTCCAATACTTCATGGCTTGTTTCTTGCCAAAGGATTTCTCCATCAATTCAAAATAGAGGCTGGTTTTATGTGTATATTTGTGTTCGTCGGCTTGACCTTTTATCATATTTTGTGTCTAGCTTTGTGTTGTGACGCTTTAATTGCCTTGTAGGAGCATTTATCAGAGCAATAACGCTGAGCAGGCCACTTGAGCTTAAAAGACTTGCCACAGGCGCAAATTTTACTTGTAGTGGTTAATTCGGGTGTAGCGAGAATATCCGTGGGAATCGGATCGGACATAGTTTTTGGTTTCAGGAGTAACAGATTTTAATAACAGCGCAAACATTGAACAGATGAGTAACCATAAGATAAATAGCATATTTGTGTTTGTTTTAATGGTATGTATATAGTATATACTATAATTTAAATTATGTCAATAGATAAGTCATTGACAAAAGAAACTAAAAATCAATACAATTAGGGGGGAGTTCGGTAAATAAGAGTTATCCACAATGCCTACTTTGAAACAAAAGAGAACATTTTATAAAACGTTGGAAAACGGTGGTAACGTTAGTAAGGCTATGTCAGAGACTGGTTATTCAAAAGCAATGATTAAAAATCCGCAAAAATTAACGGAATCGTTAGGTTGGATTGAATTAACAAAAGAATATTTACCCGATCACGAATTATTACAAGTTCATAGAGACGGATTATACGCAACTAAGATTCATAGTTCTTTAACTGAACCAGATAAAATTGAAGACGATTGGATGGCTAGAGCTAAGTACCTAGACATGGCTTATAAAGTTAAGGGAAGTTATAATGAGAAATCACCAGTTACAATAAACGTAAACGTTGAAGAATTAAGATTAACAATTCAACAACAACTTGAAAGCTTTAGAAATAACAACTCAAGAGAAACAGTTTTGCCTCAATCTACTGAAACTGTTTAAGATTGACGATAAGCCTGCTGATACAAAAGTAACTGAAGGACAGTTACAAATATTTGCAGCATTAGTTCTTAGAAAATCAAATAGGATTCATATTACAACTTCTACTCAGTACGGTAAAAGTTTAATAGTTGCGTTAGCGTGTATTATTCTTTCTTGTGTTGACGGTGAAATGATTTCAATACCAGCTCCAACGGTTGATAAAGCTAAGATTATAATGCGTTATTACATTCAGCACTTAGCTGATCATCCATTATTTTATTCTCAACTTGAGAAAGAAGATAAGATGGATAAGCTGCTAATGGAAACTACGAAAGACAGATTGATCTTAAAAAACAAAGGCGGTGTATTTATTCTTTCAGTTCAAGCTACTAATGCGATTAAAGGATTTCAAGCTGCAATGGGTGAAGGATCAAGAATAGTTATTCAAGATGAATCAGCTTTGATACCGGATCAGATTGAATCAACTGTATTCAGAATGATTGCCGGTAAGTCAGACGCAATGTATGTTAAGATTGGCAATCCATTTTACAGGAATCATTTTTATAAGTCTTCACAAGATCCGCGATACTTACAAATATTTATAGACTATAAACAAGGATTATTAGAAAAACGTTATACGTGGGAGTTTATTGATGAAGCAAGAACTAAACCTAATTTTGATATTTTATTTGAGTGTTTGTTTCCTTCAGCTGATAAGATTGGTATTGACGGTTACATCAGATTATTAAGCGATACAGAATTAGTATCGGTTCAGACTGATTACAATGAACACGCAGGTTATAGGATCTTAGGCGTTGATCCAGCAGCAGGTGGTGATGAATCAACTATCGCTTTAAAGTCTTCTAATGCTCTAGAATTGCTGTTTAAGCAACGATTAGCCAACACAATGGATTTGGTAGGGATAATTATGGATCACTATCGAGAATCGAAAGCTGATTACATTGTCGTTGATAAAACTGGAATTGGACAAGGCGTGTTTGATCGATTAAGAGACGCAGGATTTCCAATTAAAGGCGTGTCGTTTGGAGAGAAGAGCGAAGATGAACAATTTGCCAATCTCAAAGCTGAATGGCACTGGAGATTAAGAAAATGGTTATTGTCAGGTGGAAGATTAATCAGACACTCAGGCTGGCAGGAATTTGAGAATGTCAGGTATAAGAATAAGGACGGCAAAATTATTATTCAGCCTAAAGATGAGTTATTCAGAGAAGGAATTGCTTCACCCAATTGCGTTGATGCCGCAGTACTGACAATGGTCGTTAATGAATCAAAGATTAAAGCTCAGCAAATCATTAAGATGAATCAAGGACGGCAATTTTATGATAAGACAGTCGAATACTGGAGAGGCGGCGATCTCACAGAACCAGAATTTTGAAGCTTACGATAACCAGCATAAATGGTATGGTCAGGAAGTTGGCGCTAATTCCGATCCTTTAATTGATCCGGCTACAGGACAGCCGTTCATCATTCGGGAATTCATCTTTGCTTTTAATCCTGAAGCTCTGCGTTTGATCAAACAGAAAAAGATGGCAATTCCATCCAAGCAGGATTTATTTAATTCTAACTGGAAACAGATAGAAGTTATGCTGTGGGGTGATGGTTTGGTTGCTATTATGGAAAAGGAATTTCCGCCTAGAATCGTAGTTGGTAAAAAGAAATATAAGATCATTTTGGTTTGTCAGCCGCGCCAAGGCGTAATTGTCGCTGATAAAGTCAGGAGCTTAAACCAGGTGCTGGACAACAAAAAGTAAACATTTCATAATAAAGTTACTTCTATTAAATTCAAATGGCTCAGAATCAAAATCCGCAGAATCAGACAGTTAATGAAGACGTACCAAAACAGTTAAAACACATCCAAGATTGGTATTTGGAGTCTTGGAATTTTTTAATTGCTTGGAAGCGCAGAAAAGTCAGACAATTGGTCCTGCTTAATAATTTACAGCGAGGCGATGAAAATATTGCCTCAACCTTGCTTTTAACGTTGTTCAACAGGGTTTTGAGCAACCTTTACGACGATAAGATGCAGGTTAAATTTTTGCCTTCACAGGGTATTACTCAAGACCAGCTTAATTCGTTTAATACGCTTGCTCAATCAGATTACTTGGAAATGAATAAAGGCAAACTGGATTATGACTGGTGCTGGGATGCTTTGTTTTTTAATCGCGGTTATGTTGAAACTTATCAGTTCAATAAGAAGCGCAAGATTATGGAACCCTGTGTTATTAATCCATTAGTCTTTGGTTATGATCCTTATTTTGAGGAAGTGCAGGATTGGCGATATTACTGGAAATGGATTACTAAGTCCAAAGTTGAAGTTAAACGTCTGATTAAAAACGGTTCGATAACAGGCATTAAAGAGCCGGAAGAAATCGCTGCTGGTGTTGATGAGTATCTTTGGAATTATAGGCAATTACGCGATAGAGCAAAGAAAGCCATTGAGCCGCCTCCTAATTCTTTGGGAGCGGACGTTTATCAAATTTTAGAATTCTATGCTTATGATGACGACGGCGACAAATGTTGCTACTGGTTGGATCGGGATTTCAGCAAGATTCTTTATGAAGAGAAATTAGATTTTGAAGATTTAGAAATTGAAGATGAAACAAAGAAAGGTTCTAAATGGCCGATTGTGGTTAAGGAAGTTTTTCGGGAACCACATGCTTCAATTAATTTTGGTATCCCTGATTTGCTGGAAGATAAACACCGCGCTAAATCAGTACTGCTTAATTTAGCGTTTATAGCGGCTAAGGACAAAGCTAACCCGACTTATCTTTACAATCCAGACAAGATCAAAGATGTTACGCAATTTTTATCAAGACAAATTAATCAGCATATTCCTGTGGAAGATGTGCAGTTAGCAGTCCAGCCTTTAAATACTGAAGATCCGATGTCATCAGGACTGATGCAGTTTATAACTTTAATGCAGCAGGAAGCCAATGAGCCGATCGGTACTGGAGTTTCTATGCAGCCAGAACAAAAGACAGGTCAGAATACGGCCACTGAAGCGGCTATTGATCAGCAATTAAATGACATAGCACAGAGTTTGCAGAGTAAGATTATGCAGTTCGGTGAACAAGAATTTTGGTCTCACTGGTTTCATCGCTATGCGTTATACAGCGATCAATTGGGCGACAAAATCGCCAATATCGTGGGGGTAAAGGGCATTAATTCACAAATCATTGATTTGAAGGATTTCAATACCGATTACCCCCCTGGCGTATTGGTCTACTCAGCCAAAGAAGCTGAATATAAAGAATTGGTGTTAAGACGCGATCTGATGCAGCTTTACCCTAATTTGCAGCAGACTTTGGATCAGGATGGTATGAGAAACTTTAATAAATACGTGTTTTTCCCGAAATTCTTGCAAGATCCAAGCTTGGTTGATGTTATGCTGCCCAAAACTATTGATGAGATGAAAGCGGAAGCCGAAAACGAACAACTGGCTAAAGATGAGATGCCGCAAGCATTGCCGACTGATAATCATACAACCCATATTTATACTCACCACATGGTTCAGCCTAAAACCTGGGCGACTTGGTTTCATATTGAAGCTCATGAGCAGTTATTGGCCCAGCAGAAATCCCAACAAATGCAAGCCCAGCAGCAACAGTTACAGCAGGGTGCTGGACAAAATCAAAATACTTCTGGTACGATTAATTCAGTACAACCGGGAGCGGAAAAACAGAATCCTCTGACACAAACAGCTCCGATAGCCACTGAAATGAATCCTTCCAATAATTTAGTCAATAATAATGCTCAAAACACTCACTAAACTTTGGGATCGAAATACCGAAGTTGATAGTCGGACAAACTCTTCTGACCCGACAGTTAAATTTGCAGTCAAAAAGATACAACCTTTGGAACTTATGCCGGATAAGATCAATGTTTCCAGCATTGAATATAATATTCTAGTCAATAAAATTAATGAACTTATAAATAAATAATATGTCTACAGGCTATGTAGCGCCTTCATTTTTAGACAGGTTCGGCAATGTGCCTCCTCTTTCTCCTCCTCCCGGACCTGCGCTTGCGAGCAACAGTGCTGGGTTGGCTGTCAGTTCCGTGGTCGCTTTAGATGGCCGAGCGACAATGGTTCAGGTAACGGGTGCGACTAATACAGTAGTCGGTAAATTCTTTGGCACCGGGGTTGCTAATCCCAGTGTTACGCTGCAGAATTTTGATTTTAGCGTTCCAGCCAATTGGACGAATTATCAGGTTATTCCGCAGTCGGTTTTGGGAAGTTATACTATCGGTTCAGTAGTCGGCGGATTTGGTTCAATGAACGGATTGTATACGCAAATGGCAGTGATGGGAGTGGGTGGAACTGCTACCAGTATTTTAGTTACGCAATACTAATATGAGCGGGTTAGGCAAACAGCATGAATCTAAACCAGTAACGATGTCGGATAAAATTATGAGCAAGCGGCATCATGCTCATCGTGCCGAGATTAATGAAATGAAATCTAAGGGAAAGTCCAAGGAAAAGATTTTAAAAAAGTCGATTAAGTATAACAAGGCTCATGCGCAAGAGCACGAGAAAGCTTTAAAGGAAGCAGTTAAAGCATTAGAGAAAAGGAAAAAAGATGAATAAAGCAATTGGCAAGGCAGTTACTAAGATTATGGGTAAAGGGGAGAAAGTTGCTCCAGTTAAGAGCATTAAGCTTAAAGTTAAGTTTCAGAAATCGAAAGTAAAGAAAGCAGCTGAGAAACATTTAAGCGGAAAATCATCAGCTTAGTATGCCATTTAAGAGTAAAGCCCAAATGAGAGCAGCCTTTGGCGGCTATCTTGGTTCAGAAATGAAACGCAAGGCCAAAACTTGGGCGAAAGAAACTCCGAATTTAAAGAAACTACCGATGCACAAACAAAATAAGGCTGCTTCAAAAATGTTAACGGGTAATAAGTATTCAAAATAGCTGAACACCTATATGGCTTCAAGATCAATGAGTAATGCGTTCGCAAAAACTAAGGCACCAAAACCGCCGAAAGTTACCGTGCCGAAAACGGTAAAAATGAAAAGTCCGATCTTTAAGACTGCGACTCCGAAGCTAAAAATGCCTAAGCCCGCAAAAGATCCGGTGGTGCAACAGTTCACCAAACCATTTTCTGGAATAGGAACAAGAGCCAGATTGAATACGGCAGCAAGTAAAACTATGTTTAATTCAAGATATAGCAAGTAGCGGTCGACTACGAGATTAATGAAAGGATAATATATGGCAGTTAGATTACCTCTACAAACAGTCGGAAATTTTACCGACACTGATACCGGAACCGCATCAGTTAAAGGCGGTGTCGCTCATCAGTTTAATATTCCGCAGGATACCGATAATATCGTCGTAAAGTTTACGGCAAGCGTTGTCGGCGCTTCAGCCAGTACCGTGCTTCAGACTTCTGATGACGGCGGAACGACTTGGTATGATGTGGCTCGAACCAGTATCGTTTCAAATGGCGTGCCTCAATGGCTTTCAGCTCCGATTATAAGTCCGGGCGTCAGCACCGGAGTGATCCAATCAGCTTCAGTGGTCAATGCTGCGATTGGAACAGCGGCGGCTTCAACTTTAGGGGGCCAGCAGGTTTCAGGTCTTCCAATTTTAGGACCAACCAATCGAGTATTTACCATTTATACAGGCAACATCACCGCCTCAAGCGTTGTAACAGTAGTTAAGGTTAACAGTCAATCTGCAACCGCTTAGCCAATGAATAATTCTTTTATCGCAATTCAAAATGTGTCTTTGGAGATTGAAACTCCGGCTGACTTTAAACCGAATCTGCGAAAAAGAGAATCTGAACTTTTAAGCATTATCAAAGCCATCAATACTATTATTGAAACTGACGAATGGAAATTACTGCAGGATAAGGTATGGAATGGTATTGTCGAGGTCTTAAAAAGGCAGCGTGATTCGGAAGTTGAAAAACAACCGATCAACGGGCCGAGAGTTCATTCATTGAACGGACAATTGGTGTGGGCAAAGAAATTTTCTAATCTTGCTGATCTAGCGAGTATTTATAAGCTAGAATTAAGCAGCATAAGAAAGGAATTAAATGTCAAAGGTAGTTGAACGCAGAGGAAGCCGGTCAGAACCGTACGTCGTGCATTATCCGCAGATTATAGCGGGTGTGTGCGAATTTTGCGGAGTTCTTGATTCGTCTGTCCCTTCAAAATTTCAGTATCGACTTTGTAGGCATTACAAGAACATGGAAATTCGTTGCTCTTATTGCGACGAAACTAAAGATCCTGATGATGTCAATTACAAATCTACCCTGAATATTACAGATCATCCTTCTGATCCAGGAAAAATTGTTGTCGTGTGCGATAATTTTACATGTTTGCAAAAGCACCAGGCTCGCTTTAAGATAGCCTGATTCTCGCCTATAAGTTAGTCCCTTCATAGGTTTGATGTATAACAACTAATTCTCGCTTTAGAGTTCGCCGCCTAAAGCTGATGTAAGACGGCAGAAACAATATGGCAGAAGAAATTAATAATGACTCTGCTGATCTGGATTTGGAATCTGAAAAGAAGCCAAGAATGGATCAGAGAGTTGAAAAAGCTCTCTCGGAAAAGGCAAAAGCTGAAGAATTAGCAGTTAAAGAATCTAAAGCCCGTGAAAAGGCTGAGCGGGAAATGGAAGCTGCTAAAAAAGACGTAGATTTCTTTAAAAATTTTTCCACTCTTTCTTCCAAATACCAGGCGGCTTCCGAATACCAGGATCAAATTCGGGAAAAAGTCATGGCTGGTTATGATTTAGAAGACGCAACAATTTCTATTCTTGCAAAAGAAGGGAAATATCAACCGGTAGTGCAGCAGCAAACAGCAGCACCAAAGATTTCGCCGGCAGGCGGATCAGCCGCTACTACTTTAAAAAGTATGGCCGACAAGCCGATCGGTGAAATGACTCAGGAAGAACGACGGAAAGCTTTAGAAGATAGTTTACAAATCACTTGAAGTTTTAGCCTATAATGAGAGGCTAATTTACATGGCAGTAACAGTTCGTGGTACAGGCTGGGGCGGAAGCTCCGGCAATACTTCTGAATTACTTGTTGCTTACATCAACGAGGAAATCAGGGTGTTGGAACCGCAGCTACAATATGCCAGATTGGGCGTAAAACGAGATGCCCCGAAAGGGTATGATCGTATTCTATGGCCGCAAACTAATCAAATTCCAGTTAAAATCAACATCTCCATGCAGACCACAGGTGGTCCTGCGGGAGCTGCTGGAACTGGTAGTGTCTTCGGTGCGGGTGCTTCAATCATGGGTGGTGCAACAGCAACCGCTCCTGGATTTCCGGTATCCTCTACTGAAGGTGTGGCCGCAATTACAGAAGGTTCTAATCCAACAGCTATCACTTGGGGTTCCACAGCGTACGGATCAGGGCCGGCCCAGTATGGTATTTTAGTGCAGGTTTCAGATCTTTTGGTTCATAATAGTGCGATTGAAGTGGTTGATACCGCTACAAGACAAGTTCGAAACAGCTTGGCTCGTATGGTTGATACCGTCATTCAGGCAGTAGTTAATGCGGGAACTAACGGCGTAATTTATGCCGGTGGTAAAACAACCCGCGCAAGCTTGGCTGCCGGTGATACTCTCACTCAGCAGGATATGCAAAGAGCATATAAATATCTGGCGTCATCTAATGCGGCAGGTCTTGCTCCTTTTGAGGACAAGTATTATGTCGCAGTCATTCATCCTCAGGTTGAAGGTGATTTGATGTCAAATACTGCAACCGGAGGCTTCAGCGATGTTGGTCGTTATACATCAGTTGATGATCTTCGCGCAGGTGCGCTTGGAGATTTTAGAGGTATTCGCTACTTGCGAAGTGCCTGGCAGAATTATTTCAACTCAACGACTAATGTTTTCCCAACCACTGTGTTGGGCGATCAATCGTTTGGTTGGGGTTTCTTCCAGCCGCCGACACCTATCCTAGTGTCTACTCCTGACAGCAATAATCCTTTGAATCTTTTTACTTCCATTGGTGGCAAAGTTACTCTTGGTGTAACCCGATTTGAAGACTTGTCAGGTTATGTTCGTATCTTGCGTTTGGAATCAGCTATTTCTAACTAAGATAGTTTATTTACTCTGTTCCTTTATGGGAGCGGAGATAAGTAAATTATTATGCTACTTTCAACCGTTCTAGCATTTGCCAGAGCCCAAGCTCAAACCGACAGCAACGGACTCACCGATGCTAACGGTATTATTTATGCCAACGAAGCCTTAATGGATTTTCACCGACGCATGGTGGAGAAAGGCGTTGATGCGGCACAGGTGCAGGAAACTTATTCTGATGCCACGGCAAATCAGGGAACTTATTTATTCCCGACTGATATGCTTTTTTTAAAGGCCATTGAACTGAATTATAACGATACGACGCAGAGTAATTATTTCGTGGCAACATCAGTTGATGTTTCTAATCTGCCTTTAGGCCAGTCTTTTGGTTGGCTTCGAACTTACGCTGATCCGTCCATGCCACAATTTAACAGTCATGGCGATTGGTTTGAAATTTTTCCGACTCCGACTACAGGCAACAATTTAAGCCAGCTCATCAGGATTTTTTATTTTAAACAGCCGACGTTATACGTTGCAACTTCAGATACTGTTGCTTATCCTGAAAATCTTGATGCGGCTATTTTAGGCTGGCGCGTAGCGGCTAATTTTCTTTATTCCTTAGGTACGCAAAGAATAGCCGATGGCGATAAGTTTAATGCCAAGTATGACGAGCGGGTAAAACAGTATATAGGGACTCTTGGTCGAGGTTCTCAACAACCGATTAACGCCGTTGCTATTCAAAACGACGGTTGGGATTACTAGCATGGTAACGTGGACTAATATTGCTAAACCTTCAACTTTAAACTGGACGAATACTGAAACTTTTCTGCCGGTTTATGATGAATCAAGCATAACTTACGATACTACAACTACTTTTTATGACGGCGTTAACCAAGCGCAGTGGACTAATATTGCTAAACCTTCTGGGACTGCGTGGACTAATATTGCTAAACCTTCATGAGTACATTTCCTTCAGTTGTTACAACTTATACAGATCCGTTAGCAACTCAAAATTTAAATGCTCCTTCGCATTCGGGTATTGAGTCTGCTCAGAATTCCGGGCTTCGACAATTGGAAGCCGTTATTGGTGTTGAAGGTTCTTCTTCTGTAGTCGGCACTTTGGAATACTTCATAAAATCAGCAGGATCGAGCGGGGGCGGACACGTTCAAGCTGCAAATGTAGGTGGCACAGGCCAAACTGGATACAATAAAGGTGATCTTTTAGTTGCTTCATCGAGTTCAGTCTTGGCTAAATTGTCGGTTGGAACGGATACTCAGGCATTGCTGGCTGACAGTACTCAGGCGGCAGGAATAAAATGGGGCGGTGTTGCGGTAGCCGCGAATATTCAAAATCAAACTTATACTTACGTTCGGGCATCGGTCATGTCAGCATCGGTTTATGGAATTACGCCAAGCAACGTGGTTTCCATGCTGATAGACGGCCAGTCATTTGCGATTAAATGGCCGACAACTAATACGACATCGCTTTTAGCTCTAACAGTAGGAGCTACAGGTCCTTCTTCAGTAACTGCTTTATTAAAAAATAGAGATGGAACAAATCCGATTGTTGGAGCAGTGCAAGCTTCTGCCATCGGAATTGTAGAATTTGAATCTGTATCTTCCGTATTTCAGTTGCAGAGTGATTACATTCCGACTTATGGAGCTTCTGTTACAACTTTTTTACGCAATGACGCAACTTGGGCTTCTATCGCTACCTTGAGTACGATTAAAGGCGGAGCGGTCATCGGATCTATTACTGGGGCGGCCAATTTGCAGGCTGTGGCGCATGGGTTGGGGAAAGTTCCGGTATTCACTAAAATTAAAGCTGTCGCCAATGACGCGACTACGGCTTATTGGGAAAGCGATGGAACTTATGACGGCACTAATACTAATACTTTGTATCAGCCAAATGCCGGGAACGCGGGTGCGGTTACCATTGGGGCTCCGGCTGTCGATACCACAAATGTCATTCACATTTTGACTGGAACGAATAAAAATTCGATCTTGGGAGTGTTGACAACGGATGCGACTAATTTGAATATTACTTGGTCAATCAATCCAGGCACTGCTATTGGAACTGGCAGTTTAGGATTAAAATGGGAAAGTTACGCTTAAATGCCACTAAAAATAATTGATAATTTTACAGGCCGACTGACCCGCAATAACATTGGCGACATGAATTCGGGCATGGCTAAATATTCCACAACTTACGGCAATAATCCGTTTGCAACACCGGAACGTTTAACGTGGTTTGAACAACCGTTATTGGTAGACACGATGTTTACAACCATTACCGGAGTGATAGTTGCAGCTAAAGCTCGTTTGGAGTCAGGGATCACTTATGTTTATGCCGTTGACCATAAACGGCGGGTTTATAAAATTCAGGTCAATTCTCCTTCAACTCATAATGCTAATTATGATAATCCTGTTCTTTTAACTACTTTATCAGTTAATTGCAACGGTTTAGGCTTGCCTAGCTTTAAATACGGCGGGTCAATGCAGTTTTTTGGCAATACTGCCCAAATTTATATCGGCCATGATCATGGAGTAACCAGACTAAATTTTGACGGCACAGGTGAAGCTTATATTATAGGCAGCAATAATACAGATAATGTTCCTAGTCCTCTTGCAGTATTTGGTCAATATTTATATGTGGGTTCCGGCCCTGAATTGGTACAGATTAACGGTACTCCTACTGTAATTAATGGCGGAATATTAAATCCGGCTTTTCCGACTGGCTCCTATGTCAGAAGTATAGATGTTGTGCCTGCTGGCAATTATTTAGAAATTATTGTTTCTAAAATTTTACCTGCTGATATAACTGTATCTACCCAGGATACGGCTTCATTAGCTGCTACTGATTCTACTAAATATTTATGGAACGGCGTCGACCCAACATATAATTCATTTGAGAATTATTATGGTTTTGGTTTGACGGCTAATGAAACTTTTGGAGCTTACAGCTATTGGTTTGGCAACGATCTAAATGGTACTGCGGTTTATACAGATAAATCAAAAATTTTAAGTCTGCCTAGTTCTTTGTCTCCACTTCCAACAGGTGTTTTTTCAACTGGCAATATGGTCGGATTTGCGGCACCTGATTATACAACAGCTAATGGTAAACTTACTGGGGCCGTTTCCATGTTCGGTCAATATGATTCAGAAATCCCTAAGGGTGTCTTTAGATTGTTTAGAATTAATGCTTCCAGTCAAGATAATCTAACTGATACTGATATCATACAAATGCCTGTTTGTTTGACTGTTTCTAATCTTTTTTACGGCAATTCTAACTCAGGTTATGCCAATAATTTGATAGGAACGGCTAAGATTTATTTTTCTACTGTCGAAGTCAATGCCAGTACCACGCATTATAAATTCTATAAATTTGATATGGTTCCTACCGGGTTAGGTAATGCTATAGGCGGAGTATATGAAACCCAGCAGGAAACGTCTTTAAAGCTTTTCAGATCAATCGTTGCCCGCAAGTTTAAACCTACAGCTGTCAGATTTTATACTTCGTCTTTAGTCAGCGGAAATTCGTTTAAGATTGATTTAATAGGATCAAATCTTGCTCCAATGAATGGCGGCTCACAGACATTTACGGTTGGGACAAACGTTACGGCAGGAGCGGATTATGTTTGGTTTACACCGGCGACTGAACCGACTTATTCTTTGGGAGTGCGAATTACTAATTTAGGCAACGTTAATTGGACAGGAAATAAATTAGAAGTCGACTATGAGGAAGGCGGGTATTAGTATGGCGAATGATTCATTTAAAATTGAAAGCGACAATGACGAATTAAGAGCGATTATTAAAGAAGTTTTGAGTTCTTCAACTTCTGGTTTAAGAGTGATTGTTTCAGGAACTCCAACTGATATGCTGCAGGTGGTTAACAGAAAATATGTTACCCGCAATTTTACGACAGCTCTACGACCAACAACTTCAATTTTAGGAGAATTTTATTTCGATACTACAGCTGGTAAACCAGCGTGGTGGAATGGTACTAATTATCAAGACGCCGCAGGCAACGTCGTATAGAATTTTATGGCAACAGGAACACAACAAAACTTACCGGATTCAGCATTTACCTCACCGCAAGTTGCAGGACAATATTCTGGTCAATTTGGTGCGCCTAATCTACCAGGTACTCCAGGCTATGACGCTTCCAAACCGACAGGAGCAGCACAGGCTCCAAATACTACCCCACAGACTACAAACGCACCTGCTACCTCTCCGCCTGCTAACTCCACTAATCCTTCGACTCCAACAACGACACCGACACTTTCTACTGTAAACAATACAACTGTTGGCAAGGTTGATCCGAATATGCCTAACACGGCCACTGGGAACACAAATTTTGGCGATACACAAGCTCAAACTCAGCAAGCTTTGCAACAAGCTCAAGCTTCGGGGCCTGCTCCGCAATCAGCAGGTGAAGCTTCCGGTCAGGTTTCAGGTTTTATGTCTTCTGCTAACGCGGGAGCCGCGGATATTGCCAACAGCAATGCGGTTAACCAGAAACTTCAGCAAGATCCGGCTTACCAGCAACTGCTGACTGATTATTCACAGTTGACTAATACCCAGAACAGCCAGCAGACCATGACCCAGATTTATCAGGGATTAATTCAGTCCACAGGTTTGCAGGGAATAGATACTCAACTTGTTAACTGGCAAAACGTGATGAACGGCACACAAGACGATATTCGAAAAGAAGTATCAGCAGCCGGAGGACAGATGACAAATTCGCAGGTGCTGGCTATGAGTGCTGCCCGAAATCAGGGACTGCAGATGCAGTATAACAATCTGTTAAATACTGAAAAGATGATTACTGATCGGGTTAACACTATGATGAGTTTGACTTCACAGGATCAAGCAACAGCGATTAATAATATTAAGGATAAGATCAATTTGGACTCAACCATGTTTGATACGGAACAGAAGATGACGGCAGCAAGTCAGGAAGGCTATAAAAATGTTATCAGTGCTGTTGGATATAGCGGTTTGTATAATTCTTTACTTAACTCTGATCCATCAGGTTATACCCTTTCTCAGGCAGAACAAACTTTAGGTTTTGCACCAGGAACTTTATCCATGATTGCGACACAAGAAAAATCACAAGCTAATTTACAGGTCATTCAAGCCAGTGGTGCTACTAGTCCTTATGTCGTTAATTCAAACGGCGAAGTGATGAATACTACGACAGGATTAAGTTATACTTCCCCGCAAGATTTCCAACAACAAACAGGCCAATCATTACAGGACGCGATTAATAGTGGAGCTATTCAACCTTTACCGCCAAATATAGAACAGCAGACTAAATTGGCGCAAGAACAGAAAGCTATTACTGACGCACAGTATGCCGGAGCGATTAATCAAGCAAATATTACTCAGAGTAATGCTTCTGCGGCTTCCTCCGCAGCAACTACTGCTAAAACAAAAGTTGAAACTAATCAATTACTGACTGGGACAAGTCCTACTGATACTAAAGCTGTAGCAGATGCGGGACAAAAAATTCAAAGTGATGCGGCGGCTCTAATTGAAAAAATGAATACTACTACGGGTGGATTTATGGGAATAGGATCAAAGCATATGAGTTGGGCAACCGCATTTAATACTATGCACGCTTCATATCCTGATTTAAGTAATGAAACAATAGATAATCTCTTGCAAAAAAATAATTACGGAAATAAATAATATGTTATCCGCAGTTCAACAAGCCGCACAAAATCTAAATCAGAAATATTCTGGTAAAACAGTTACTGCTCCAGCAAAAACAGGTATTTTTGATACATTGGCAAATATCGGTCCGAATATAGCTGATAAAGTTTTAGGTGCTTTTAATTCTGGGATAGACACAGCGGCCTCAGGTGTAACCAATGCTAGTAATGCTAAAAATCCTCTCCAATTTGGAGAAGGTCTGCTTAAAGGTGCTTCTGGAGTTGTTTCTGCGGTAGCTTCGCCTCTTGCCCCAGTTTTTCAACCGGCAAGTGATGCTCTAAACGCACTTGGAAATAAGTTAGGTGATTCGCCAGCTTTTGCTGATCCTAATTCTACTTATAGTCCTGAAGCTAATCAAATATATAATAGGGTTCAACAAGGAGCAGAAGATTTCTCTAATGCAGGGAATATAGCTGGAGCAGTACTTGGAGCAAAAGAAGGGGTAGAAGCCTTTAACCAGTATGGTGGGAATATTCATCCTATTTTTTCTAGACCAACTCCAATAATGAATCCTGATTTAGTAACAGCTCAGGCTGGAGTAACTGAAGCTCAAACTAATTTAACGGCAGCGCAACAAGCCAGACAAGCAGTTGCCCCTCCTGCGGTTGAAGGAGTGAATCAAATTGGTGAAGGAATAGGACAAGCGAAGGATGTTTTAGGTAATAAATTTACTCAACCAGTCGCACAATTAAAAGCAAGCAATCCAGAATTAGTTTCTAATTTATCTCAAAATCAATTACAAGAATTAAATAGTATTAGAGAATCAGCCAAATTTTCTTTACCTGATGAATTTAATACAGAGGGCAGTCAAATTAGTATTGGCGGCAAGGGAACAACTCTGGGGAATGTTAGCCCTGAAATCCAATCTCAATTAGCAAAAGCTGGACAATCAACGGCTATTACAGCCGACCCAGTTCAAGCTCAAGATTTAATGACACGATTAAATGGCTTAACCAGAAGTGCTAATAAGGCTGGTGATCTGAAAATTAACCAACAAGTTATCGGGTTAAGGGATCAGTTAGCCGCACAATTTTCTAAAGATTTTGGCCCAACTTGGGATAAGGCTTATTCAGATTATTCAAAAGGAATTGGAGCAGTTAATGATTTTACAGATTTAGTAAATGGAAAAGGAAATCCTGATCAGATTTTAGCTCGTGTTAAAACATTAGGTGGCAGTCCTGAAGGAAAAATTATATTAAAACAAGCAGTTGACCAAGTGGCACAAGAAACAGGGGTTAATCTTAATGATCCCGTAAAAGCAATTCATCAAATTTTGGATAAAGAAATTGCTTTAGAAGAAGCCCAGAGTCAAGCTAAGGTAGCACAAAAAGGACTAGATACAGCACAAAAGGAAGCCGCTATTAAAGCAAAT